TATGTTCTTCTTTCTTTCAGTTTATCATATAACCTTAATATTTACAAATTTTATATTCTCTTTAGAATCTATTTTGTTACAAATCTAAGTTCTGAAGAGCATTATCTGGTATTTTAACCATCTTTCAAAATTTACCATTCTAATCCAAATCCAATCCCAAACCATCGTATAGTATTGATTTATGTATAACCCAGCTAAATCAATCTGCTTGAATATTGGTGTAACTCTATAATCAAATTCTGCTTGAGGTCCAGTATCATATTTTATTTCTTCATCACAAAACTGTTTACTAACTGCACCTTCTTTTACCAACTTTGCACACAATTCTCTTTTATCAAACATTTCATACTGTCTTTCTCTCCATCCAGTATAAACACCAGAAACATTACTGAATACAATTAAAGGAACTGCAAATGCAACTGTAAAATTAACATATGCTTTCTTTAATTTCTTAAACATTACATATAGTCCCACATAAATGAGTTATCTCCATACTCATCGGTGTTCCATTCTTTAGTTTGCATCGGATTTTCTTTAGTCCACACATCTCCACCTTCTACAATAGGAGACATATCATCTAACCCATCATTAATAAATCCAAAAGGTGCCATGTCCTGTTCTATCTGGTCTCTCTGATCTTCATATATCCTCTTTCTTACATCATTATCGGTCATTTCCTTGAAATAATCTTGGGCAACTAACCAAGAAAATATAACCATACACATTGCTAGATCATCATTACAACCCTCTTCTGCCATAAATGAGTTGTTTCTTTGGATAAAAGTAGTTAATTCTGATATTATTTCGTAATCAGATACTAGTAGTTTATCATCCTCAATCAGTGTTTTCAGGTTTGAGCACCCTAATTTTTTAACTGCCTGAGACATTCTTACACCAAGTTGAGATTTTTTACCAGAAAAACCTGCTCCAACCACTTGTCCATTTCTTCCTCTCATAGAACACATAAGAAGATTGTCATATTCTAAATCAAAATGAAGAATACTTGCTACTTGATCTCCAATATCATTAACTTCTACCAATAAGAAGGCACCATTGTATGCTTTGCCCACTTCATTTATGATATTAGGGTATAACATTGGTTTAATTTCATTATTTCTATACTTACCTACTATCTTATAGGGGAATTTAGTTATATCATAAATGATAAATGCCGAGTAATCGTTACCAATTCCACGGGCAACATCTATAGTTATGAGATAATTAGATTCTTCTTTTGGGTGTTCGTATATGTCTAAACCATTATGTCTCTTTATAGGTTCATGGTAAACAAGACTTTTTAACTTATCAGGTCTTATAAGAGTACCTACTGATCCTAAAAATTCGCATTCAAATTCAATTTTGAATTGTTGTTCAGAAGTATTTGCTATTGTTTGCTCTTTCCACGCATCATCTCTACCTGGTACTTCAGACCAATGAACTTCTGTTGGGATATAATCACTTTTACCTTTTTCTGCATCATGCCACATACGATAAAAATGATTCATACCTTTAGGGGTAGAAACAATAATTACTTTAGTGCTTTGTCCAGATGTAATAGTAGGATAAACAGAAGCAAAGAAATCATCCGCAATATGATTAGGTATGAATGCAAATTCGTCTAAGAATATAACGTTATAAGATCCACCACGAACAGCAGATGATGATGTAGAGTTTGCTGATATTTTTGATCCATTCTCTAATTCTAAGGAACCTTTATTCCATGCAATAATACCTTGTTGCATCCAAGTTGGTAAATTTTCATAAGCAAGTTGCAGTCTGCCTAATAAATCTCTGGCAGTTGATGCTTTGTTTGCTAATATTGCAACATTAACATTATCATTGAATACTGCATAATGAAGTAAATATGATACACAAGTAGTAGATTTACCTGTCTGCCGAGGCATTTTACAGATGTTAAATCTATTATCGTGAAAGTTTTCTAGCAACTTCTGCTGAAATGGATACAATTTAAAGGGTTGTAGTCCATGATCAAGAGTTACTATTTTTATATAATTCTTTGCAAAATATACGGGATCTTCTCTACATTTTATAAACTCAACTATTTGATCTTCAGTAAAGTTTATAGGAGTATTTGCTTTTTTCAGATTTGGATTACCCAAATATACATTATCACTCATAGTTTCTCCTATGTCATCTCATAAGGAAGATCTCTTGCAGATTTACTCTTCGGAAGTAAACCGCTAGAAGTTTTATCGTGTTCTAAGGTTTGTTGTGCAAGATCTACCATTTTCTCCAAGTTTTGAATCCTTTTTTCAAGATTCTTCACTTTGGGGTCCTGTCCATCGTTGCCAGATTGTATTTTCTTGTCCAAGTTTTGTTCTCCAGTCGTAATGCGATAACTGAAGTTTCTCACTTGTAATAAGGTCACTGCCTATTCCTTTTGAAGGTTTTAGGGGTTCATTTGGAATAACATCAATGAAATCTGCATAATGTTTACCATTAGCATCTTCTATAGAAACAGAATTAATATCTTCCTTTTGCATGTAATTAGATGCAGAATCCATTTTATCTGTTGATGTTGTTATCTTTGCTTGAACCCAAGCAGGTATATTTTTTTCCTTCTTACCTAATGCTTTTTTAAGTTTGGCAACATTTCTCTCAGTTCTAGATAACTGCCTTTGTGCCATTGAAACTTCGTGATCTTTGTTCTCCTTTCCTTCGGAGACATCTTTTTTGACTAACAATCCATCGGGTTGTACCATGCTACCCTCTGGAATTGGCTTACATTTTTCATCGGTATTACAGTAGTAATATCCATCCTTACAAGATTTCATATGTAAGTTTAAGCGTCTGATGCTTTATTATTTATCATTCCTTGCTTTAGTAACTTAGAAAGATCGGAAGTTGAACCCACATACAAGGCATTATTTGTTACATTATTTGTAGTGGTTTTAGGAGAATCTTGTTCAATATCTTTAATTTTTTTCTGTAAATCAATCAATTTATCTGTAGTGTCTGCAACACTTTTGATTAATTGTCCTGCAACTTCGTATGCTCTAGCACTAGCACCTTCCTCTGCTACTTCCATAATACCGTTTATTGCTTCTTGCCCCTTTTCAATTAAAGAATATAAATTACCTCTAGTATATTCATAGTCTTTTTGGATATCTTTATCCTCAGATTTTTTAGTTTTTAATATCTTCAACTCTTTAGGTTCTTCTTTCACGATGTCAGAAGCAGTGTTAAGAGCATTATTTAAATCTTCAAATTGATCTTTCATTTACTTTCCGTCCTGAAAGAACTCTAATCCTTCAGAGAATCCAAAATCATCTCCAGGACCAACTAATGCATCATCAACCGTATCTATAACATTGTCTGCATTTAAATCAGTTGTTGCTTTAGGAGTAACAGTATACCTCATTTCTCTCTTTGCAGTTGCAGGATTGGTCTGAGTGTAAGTATCGACTTGAACTTTCTTGATGAGACCTTCTGCATTATCAGCAATTTTACCGAATAGATATGTCTTAGCAGTAAAGTTTAAAGTGTAAATTAGTGCTCTTCTGGTAGAAAAATCTCCTTCATAATCATCTACAAAAGAAACACCATTCAAAACTATAGGAATATCTCTCTTTTCTCCGATAGCACTAACAAGGTCTATAGTTACATTAAGAGATGGTTGAAAGAATGGTAATATTTGTTCTACAATCTGTAAAGCATCATCATTTAACTTACAATATATGTTTAATTCAAATCCAACGTCGTAAGGGACAGGCATAAAAACTTTTCTCATAGTTGAAGATGCTGTATCAACTGCTTTAAAGGTTGATGTCATTCCTGTTTTTCTAGTTCCATCATATGTTAAGGATGTCATTTCAAAAGACATTCTTGGTAAAGATATTGCTACTGCCTTGTTTAATTGTGACTGTTGAGTAAGTCTTGCTAAAAATTTCTGTCTAGGAGCATATGCTAATGGAACTCTCATTTCATCAACAAGATTACCTGTTTGTCCATCAAAATGCTTAATATAAATTTGATTGAACAATG